TTCTACGCTGATCTGTTTGCCATGATGATCAACTCCGACCGCCGTCAGATGACAGCAACCGAGGTCGCAGAGCGCCACGAAGAGAAGCTGACGCTGCTCGGGCCAGTGCTGCAGCGCCTGAACACCGAGTTCCTCGATCCTCTGGTCGCAGACACATTCAACTTCGCGATGGCGGCGCAGATGCTGCCACCACCTCCACCTGAGCTGGGCGGCTTGGACATCGATATCAAATACGTTTCTCTCCTCGCTCAGGCGCAGGAGGCCGTTGCCGCGTCCAGCATCGAGCGCACGTTCGCCTTCGCTGGCAACATGTCCGCCGTATTCCCAGACATCATCGACAACGTCGATGCCGACCTCGCCTTCCGCGAGTACGGCGAGACGCTGGGCATCTCTCCGAATATCATCCGCGAAGCCGACGACATCGCCAACATCCGCAAGCAGCGCGCCGAGGCTCAGGCTAAGGCGCAGCAGATGGAGCAGGCGCAGCAGGGCATGCAGATGGCTGGCCAAGGCGCTCAGGCGGCCAAGGTGCTGTCCGAGGCTGACACCACGATGCCAAACGCCTTGACCGCGCTCCTGCAAGGCGGGGGCGGCGCAGCAAGATCCACGGTGGTGAGGCGTCCATGACCTACGACTCATCAGACGAAGAGCAGATCGCCAAGGCAGAGCGCGATCAGGCAGACCGCGACAAGGACATCGACTTCGTCCTGTCACAGCCGAGGGGCCGCAGGTTCTTGTACGGCCTGATCTTTGACACCTGCCACAGCGACCGCCTGAGCTATGTGCCGGGTGACGCAGACGCCACCGCTTTCAACGAGGGCGCGAGGGCCGTTGGTGCTGCCATACTCGATCTGATCCGCACACAATCGAAGAGCAAATACATGCTCATGCTCACTGAAAACCACTTCTTGGAGGAAGAAAAATGACTGATGACCTGATCACAGAGACCACCGCCGAGCCTACCCAAGGCGAGGCTGATGGTCAGCCGCAGGCTGCAGCTACTCCTCCCAATGGTGAGCAGCCTGCGGACTTGACCGCGAATGAGAATACCGCCGATCTGCTGTCGGATGACGAGAGCGGCGAAGCAGAGGGTGTGCCGGAATCGTACACCTTCGAACCGCCGGAAGGTGTCGAACTCAACGACGCCACGCAGGCGGCGATTGGGGCGTTTGGAGATCGGGCGAAAGAGATGGGGCTGACGCAGTCACAGTATCAATCGCTGATCGAATACGACCTCAGTCGATCCACGCAGGTAGCCGAGCAGGCTGTCGAGGGCTGGAACAACCGTGTGCAAACATGGCGCGACGGCGTCAAGTCTGACCGCGACATTGGTGGTGACAAGCTGCCCCAGACTCTCAAGAACGCAGAAGCAGTGTTGAAGCAGTTTGGCGATGCCGAGCTGCGGTCACTGCTGCGTTCGCCGAGCGACGAGAACCCAACCGGGCTATCGGTCGGCAACCATCCAGCGATCCTGCGTATGCTGAACCGCGTCGGCAAAGCTCTCTCCGATCCAGCCTTCCACACCGGAAACGGTGCCTCGGAAACGGTGGACCGCCTCGAGCAGCTATACCCGTCGATGTCCAAACAACGATGACACAATAGGAGGTCACAGTGACCACACTTAGCATCAAAAACCCGACCCTTGCCGATCTGGCGAAGGTCACCGATCCCGATGGCAGCATCTCCACGGTGATCGAGATCCTGAACGAAACCAATGAAATCCTGACGGATATGACGTGGCTCGAAGGGAACCTGCCAACCGGGCACCGCTCGACCATCCGGTCCGGCATCCCGGCACCGACGTGGCGCAAGCTGTACGGTGGTGTGCAGCCCAACAAGTCCAGCACTGTGCAGATCACCGACACCTGCGGTATGCTTGAGGCATACGCCGAGGTCGATACTGCATTGGTCGGCTTGGCCAGCAACCCAGCCGCCTTCAGGCTGCAGGAGGATCGCCCCCACATCGAGGGCATGAACCAAGAGATCAGCGACACGCTGTTCTTCGGTGACGAGACGACTGCGCCAGAAGAATTTACTGGATTGGCCCCTCGTTACAATGACTTGTCGGCTGAAAACGGCGACAACATCATCGATGGCGGCGGCACTCAGGCGGACAACGCCTCAATTTGGCTGATCTGCTGGTCACCAAATACGGTCCACGGCATCGTGCCAAAGGGCAGTCAAGCGGGCATCAAGCAGCGCGACCTCGGTGAGGTTACCATCGAAAACGCAGACGGATCGAATGGTCGCATGCAGGCCTTCCGTACGCACTACCGCTGGGATGCTGGCCTATGCGTCCGCGATTGGCGCTACATTGTCCGCATCGCAAACATCGACCGCTCGCTGTTGACGGCTGATGTCTCGACTGGCGCGGACCTCAACGACCTGATGCATCAGGCTATCACCGAGATCCCGAACCCTTCGATGGGCCGTTGCGCTTGGTACATGGACAAGTCCCTGATCTCTGTCCTCCGTCGCCAGACTGCAAACGCTGTGTCGAACTCCACGCTGACGACCGAGATGGTCGGTGGCACGATGCAGACTTCGCAGAGCGGATATCCAATCCGTCGCTGTGACGCCCTCTCTGCTGATGAAGCCCGCGTGGTCTAATCAAAAACTCGAAAGGAGATCGTTATGATCCTCGATGAAAGACTTGAGTTTGCAGACGCCACGTCCGTGGCCGCTGCAGCATCCACCGCACTGATTGGTGACGTGATTGACCTATCGCCTGCCCGCGACATCGGCGCTGGCGAGCCAATCTATCTCGTCATCCAGTGTGCCACTGACATCATCACCGCAGGTGCTGCTGGGACGATCAAGTTCCAGCTGGCGTCGGATGCTCAGGCAGCCATCGCAGTCGATGGCAGCGCGACTGTGCATTACGACACTGGCACCTTCGTGACTGACGATGGGGCGCTGAACGCGCTCGATGCTGGTGATCGTATCGCCGTCATCGCACTGCCGATGGAGGGCAACGTCTACGAACGCTACCTCGGCATCCTGTGCGTCGTCGGCACGACCGAGGTCACGGCAGGCGCGATCAACGCTTTCCTGACGACCGACGTCTCGAAGTGGGCCGCATACGCTGACGGCACCAACTAAAGAACTGCGGTGAGGCTGGTCACACGGCCTCACCGCCCAACTTGACCGGAGGAACACGATGTCTATCAATGTGAGATTTGGAAAGAGCGGATACTACCACCCAGCCTTCGGGCGCATGGGTCGAGGCAAATCTGCTGGCAAAGTCTATGTCCTGCCCGACGCCTTCGCAGTGCCGGGTGCCCTGCCGTCGTCAGCGGAGATCATCAGCGACCCAGACGAGCTGGAGCAGGTGCTTGAGGATGAGGGCCAGACGAAGGCAATCAAGCCCAAGCTGGTCGATGAAGTGCAGCTCGCGCGCCTGAACGGTGAGGGTCCGCTGGCAAAGCCACAGCGCTCTGCATCGTCCACAGCACAGCGACAGCCGCGTACACCTGCGAAGGGGTAACTGAATGACGTCCGAGGTCGAGATCGCGCGCCTAGCGCTGCAGCATATCGGGGATCGATACGACATCACCTCGATGGCTGAAGAAAGTCCAGAGGCCGAGCAGGTCAATCTGGTCTACGATGACGTGCGCGACATGATGCTGCGCGATCATCCTTGGAAGTTCGCAAGAAAGTACACGGCCCCGGCGGCCATCGTCGGGACCGTGCCGGGGAACTGGAGCTACATGTTCCAGTACCCCACCGACTGCGTGCGCGTGGTCAGGATCGTCAATCCTCTTGGCGACGGCGAAGACCCCATCCGCTTCGAGGTCGCTCGATATGCGTCTGGAGCAACCGATACGCGCGTGATGCTGACAGACGAGGCCGAGCCGACGTTTGAATACACGTCACGTATCACTGACCCCAACGAATACGACCCTATTTTTGTGACAGCGCTGGCGTATCGTCTGGCCCAATATATCGCCGTGCCGCTCACTGGCGACAGGCAGGTCATGGCTGACATGAAGACGATGGCAGACGTCGAGGTCGGTAAGGCCCGAGCATCCGACGGCAACGAGGGATTTGAAGCTCCACGTCCAGCAGAGGCGACGTGGATAAGCGCGAGGACGTGACATGGTCAAGCTGATCCAGCCGAGCTTCGCAGGAGGAGAGATATCTCCCGGCGTAGCGGCGCGCATCGATCTGACGAAGCGAGCCGTAGCCGTGGAGCGTGCCGACAACTTCATCGCACGCGTCGAAGGCGGCATGGCGTCCAGAGCAGGTCAGAAGTTCGTCGCGCGGGCGAAGAGCAACAACAGCGTTCGGATCATCGGCTTCGAGTTCAACAGTGATCAGACGTTCATCATCGAGCTGGGAGGCTACTACGCGCGCTTCCATAGCAATGGCGGTCAGATCGTCGATGCCGCTGTCGCCGTATCCAACATCGTCGTCACCACGGTCACGACGATCACCACAGGTGCTGCCCACGGCCTGACCACTGGCGACGAGGTCTACCTGTCCGGTATTGTCGGCGTGACTGGGCTGAATGGCCGCAGCGTGAAGGCCGTCGTCACCGGGGCGACCGAGTTCACCGTGAACGACCTCGACGGCACGCCAATCGTCGGAGCAGGGACATACACAAGCGGCGGCTCTGTCTATCCGGTGATCGAGATAGTGACGCCTTACGCAGCGGCAGACCTCGGCGACTTACGCTTCGCACAGAGCGGCGACGTGATGACGCTGTGCCACCCAGCCTACGCACCTCGTGAGTTGACACGCATCACGAACACTAGCTGGGCGCTGACAGAAATCGAGCTGGGGCCAGACCAAGAAGAGCCGACCACGCTGACAGCGACGTCCAATTACGCTATGAACGGGACGGTAGGAACAGTCAGCGCAGGCAACCCGATTGAGATCACGGTAGGCAAGTCAGCCTACGGGTCATCAGGGGTATCTAATCACGGCGTCCCGACCGGGACGAAAGTGACGTTCGCCGACATGACAACCACCGTAGGCACTAACTTGCTGAATGGCGAAATCTTCAGAGTGACGTCGCCTGACGCAAACACATTCCTACTGGATGGGACCGATGGCTCTGCGTATGTGGGCGGTGCAGACACAGGCACGTTCTCTGTGACAGGTGACCCGATCAAGTACACCGTGACCGCCGTCAACGCGACCACGGGTCAGGAGAGTAGGTCAGGCCTCGCCACCACCTACACGCAGATCAGCGGCATCACGAATGCGAACCCTGCCGTCATCACGACGACCACGGCACATGGCTTGGACTACGGCGACGAGTTCCAACTCCGATATGCGGACGGCCTGACTGAGATGAACCAGCGCAGGTTCCGCGTCCTCTCCGCGCCTACGACGACCTCGATGACGGTGATGACGCTCGGATCGGTAGCAGTGGACAGCACCGATTACGGTGTCTACACCGCAAACGGCAGAGTTATACCTGCCTTCGTGGCTGTGGATCGCACTGCGCCTAAATTCGAGAACACGATCTCGTGGACCGCAGTCGATGACGCGGCCAGCTACAACATCTATCGGCAGACCGTGGGCGAATACGTCTTTATCGGCGTCAGCAACACCAACTCTTTCACGGACGACTTCATCGACAACGACGGAGTAGAGTCCGTGCCTACGCCGTTCAATCCGTTCGAAGACGGTGCCGGGTACTGGCCTGCTACAACTGGATTTTTCAACCAGCGCCAAGTGTATGCAAATTCCAACACTTTCCCGAACCGCTTCTGGATGACGCAGGTCGGCGGCTTCTATCACTTCGTGCAGTCGAG